ACTTAGACAGAGATGATGACGTACTCAGGTATCAGGGTCTTGCCTTTAGTTGGATTGGCTTTGACGAACTTACTCAGTGGGCTACACCCTTTGCTTGGAACTACATGAGATCACGACTTAGAAGTACGTCAGCCGATCTGCCAGTATATATGAGGGCTACTACTAACCCTGGGGGTAGAGGACACGGTTGGGTTAAGAAAATGTTTATTGACCCTGCAGTACCCAACAAAGCTTTTGAGGCAACAGATATTGAAACAGGACAGGCACTCCGTTACCCTGAAGGACATAGCAAAGCAGGTAAAGCTCTCTTCAAACGCAAATTTATACCTGCAAGACTTATGGATAACCCATACTTGGCAGAGCAAGGTGATTATGAAGCAATGCTGTTATCCCTTCCTGAACAACAGAGAAGACAACTCCTTGAGGGCGATTGGGATATTAAAGAGGGAGCAGCGTTTACAGAGTTCAATCGTGACGTACATGTTATTGAGCCTTTTGATATACCTAACAACTGGGTTAAGTTCAGGGCATGTGACTATGGATATGGCAGTAAGTCTGCAGTTGTCTGGATTGCTGTTAGCCCTAGTGAGCAACTGGTGGTATATAGAGAACTTTATGTATCAAAAGTATTGGCTACCGACTTAGCTGATATGGTACTAGAAGCAGAGGCAGATGATGGAACAATTAGGTATGGAGTATTGGATAGTAGTCTTTGGCATAAACGTGGGGATACTGGTCCTTCTCTTGCGGAGCAGATGATAGTACGTGGATGTCGTTGGAGACCATCAGACAGAAGTAAAGGATCAAGGGTTGCAGGAAAAAATGAAATACATAGAAGATTACAAGTTGATGAGTTTACTGAAGAGCCTCGTTTGGTCTTCTTCAATAACTGCACAAATACTATTTCTCAACTGCCTGCGATTCCGCTAGACAAAAAAAACCCAGAAGATATTGACACCACATCAGAAGATCACTTGTATGATGCATTAAGATATGGTATAATGTCAAGACCACGCTTTAGTGTATTTGATTACGACCCTCATGCTTCCCGACCTAATGGTATGGCGATAGCTGACACAACATTTGGATATTAATATGGAAAATGAAGACGGTATAATGATTGAGGATGAAGCTATAGCTGTAGAAGATATAGTAGAAGGTGGGGAACAAGATTATGATGCAGAGGGTATAATACCTTTTATTATGTCTAAGTATAAAAAATCAGAGGACTTTAGGCAGAACGATGAACAACGATGGTTAAAAGCATATAAAAACTACAGGGGTCTGTATGGATCTGATGTACAGTTTACTGAAGCAGAAAAGTCTAGGGTATTTATAAAAGTAACCAAGACAAAAACTTTAGCTGCATACGGTCAGATAGTAGAAGTATTATTTGCAGGTAACAAGTTTCCTCTTACTGTAGAACCTACTGAGTTACCAGAAGGTGTTGTTGAAGATGTAAACTTTGACCCAAAGAAACCCGACAATATAAAGCAAGAACCTGATGTAAGCCCTTATGGGTTTTCAGGAGATGGTAAAGATTTACCTGCAGGTGCTACAGAAAAAAGTTTAATGGATAGTCTAGGACCACTATCCGAAAAGTTAAAAGATATAGAAGGACTAGAGCAAGGTGCAGGTAAGACACCTACAGCTATTACATTTAGTCCTGCTATGGTTGCTGCAAAAAAGATGCAGAAAAAAATACACGATCAGCTACAAGAGTCAGGAGCTAACAAACATCTACGTAACACAGCATTTGAAATGTCTTTGTTTGGTACTGGTGTTATGAAAGGTCCATTTGCTGTAGATAAAGAATATCCTAATTGGGGAGATGAAGGTGAATATGACCCTGCATTTAAAACAATACCACAGGTATCTCATGTGTCTGTATGGAACTTTTATCCTGATCCTGATGCAAATAATATGGATGAAGCGACCTACGTTATAGAACGACATAAAATGTCTAGGTCACAGCTACGTGCCTTAAAGAAACGACCTCATTTTAGAAATACAGTTATAGATGAATGTATTGCAATGGGCGAAAGTTATGAGAAACAATACTGGGAAGATGACCTATCTGATTATTCTTCTAGTTATGGTGTAGATAGATTTGAAGTTCTTGAGTATTGGGGCATGGTAGATATAGAATTATTAAAAGAACATTCTATAGATATACCTAAAAGCTTAGAAGCCTTTGACGAATTGCAAGCAAATGTTTGGGTATGTAATGGTAAAGTACTACGTATGGTTCTTAATCCTTTCAAGCCTATGAAGATACCTTACATGGCTGCACCCTATGAACTTAACCCATACTCTTTCTTTGGTGTAGGGCTTGCAGAAAATATGGACGATACACAGACTCTTATGAATGGGTTTATGAGAATGGCAGTAGACAATGCTGTACTGTCAGGCAATCTGTTGATAGAAGTAGATGAAACTAACCTAGTTCCAGGGCAAGACCTTAGTGTATATCCAGGGAAGGTATTCAGGAGACAGGGTGGTGCTCCAGGGCAAGCTATCTTTGGAACAAAGTTCCCAAATGTGTCCAATGAGAACTTACAATTATTTGATAAAGCAAGACAACTAGCAGATGAAAGTTCAGGTCTTCCTTCTTTTTCACATGGTCAAACAGGAGTATCAGGGGTAGGTAGAACAGCTAGTGGTATATCTATGCTAATGTCTGCTGCTAGTGGTAATGTTAAAACTGTTATTAAGAATATAGATGACTATTTACTTAGACCTTTAGGTGAAGGGTTCTTTCAGTTTAACATGCAGTTTGACTTTGACCCAGAGATAAAGGGTGATCTTGAAGTTAAAGCTAGAGGTACTGAGAGTCTTATGGCTAATGAGGTACGGAGTCAACGGCTTATGTCTTTTTTACAAGTTGCTGCACAACCTACACTTGCCCCTTTTGCTAAGTTTCAATATGTTATTAGAGAGATTGCAAAGTCAATGGACTTAGATCCCGATAAGGTAACAAACAATATGGACGAGGCTGCAGTACAGGCAGAGTTAATGAAAGCATTTCAACAACCTGCACCACCACCTCAACAGGGTGTACCTGCAGGAGCAAACCCCAATGATCCTACAGGAGCAGGCGGTGGAACAATAGGTACAGGTCAAGCACCACTACCAAACGAACAAGGATTTAGCGGAAATGAACAACAACAGGGATCTCCTCAACAAACTGAAAATGCAGGTCAACCACAAGGACCAGTGGGAACAGTTCAATAATTACTTAGACTACCTACTAACTGAACAGCATCGTACAATGGAGCAAACAGATAGTACTACAATACTACATAGAGCACAAGGAGCAGTTATGCTACTACGTAGACTCAAAAAATTAAAGGATGAGGTAAACAATGTACAATAAACAAATGGAAATGTTTGATGATGGTGGTTTAAGAGATCAAGGTGGAACAAAAGATAAAGAATCTGGTAATGATGTACCGTCAGGTTCTCTTAAAAAAGAAGTACGTGATGACGTACCTGCTATGGTAAGTGAGGGTGAATTTATACTTCCTGCTGATGTTGTTCGGTATCATGGTTTAGAAAAACTTATGGGTCTACGTCAGGAAGCTAAAGCAGGTTTGCAGGTTATGGAAAAAATGGGTCAGATGGGTAACTCTGAAGAAGCTACTATACCTGATGACTTACCATTTGATATTGATGACATTATAATAATGGACGATGATGGTAAAAAAGAAATGGCAGAAGGTGGATTGTTATTTGCACAAGAAGGTACAGATGTACAAGATAGAGCAAAAGGTTTAGCCCCACGGCAGTCTTCTTATGATACAGTTATGGGCGGTTCAAATAAATACGACTCCAAAAGAGTAGCGTATAAAGATAAAGATGGAAAAATTGTTTATATATTAGAAGACTACATGAAAAGACCACAACAAAGTACAGAAGGTTTAACACGTGTTGAAAGTTTAAAACCTGATGATGGCAGTGATAGTGATGGTCCTATTGATGATACAGTAGTTCCAGAAGAAGAAGCTGCTCCAAGAGATACAGAGAACAGAGATAGACGAAGAGAAGAAAAAAGAATAGCTACAATTGAACGTAATAAAAAAGCACTAGCTGATTCTGCAGGTAGATTAGGTATACCAGTAGATGTGTATAGTAAGCTACCCCTAGCTTCTCGATTAGCTCTTATGGGTGAGGAAATGAAATCTATGAGTGGTGGAGAAGTAGATGCTAGTGCTGTCAAATCTGTATTAGACAATCCACCCCAAAGTGGTATAGGTGGTTTTGGTATACTAGGTAAGTTACTTGGTGGGTTAGGTTCAGGCATAGAAAAGTTTCTTGGTAAGGTAGGATTTGATGTTGATGGGGATGGTAATTTTTTAACAACAACTAAAGTAAAAGATGCTAACGGTAACTGGGTAGACAAAAAAGTAAAAGTAGAAGAAGATGGATCTGTTGCTGATGAAGAATTAAATAAAACAGAAGAATCAAATGCAGATTCTTCAACAGAAAATAAAGGATCAACAGAATATCAAGATCCTTATGAAACAGGTTCTTTTTCAGGAACACAATCGGGTATTACTAAAGATAATTTTAACGATATGAACACAGTTATGGATGAACAAGGTAATTTAATAACTAAACCTGAAACTACTAAACCTGCAACTACGGAAGTTGCTTCTGTAGATACTCCTTCTGGACTTGGTGATCTTGCAGCAGGAGATACTCAAGGGAGAGGTCCACAATTTAATTTAAATGCTACTACACCTGCATTTACTCAAGCACCTCTTAAAAATTTAGGCACAGATTTAACAGGTAATGTAGAACCAAAGTCTACTGCTATAGAAGGCGAGGGTGGTACAGGTTTTGCAGATAGATTTAGTAATAAAGAAGGTTCAAGAGATCGTTATATGCGAGATAAAGCAAGAGAAAAAAGAAGCTCAGAACGAGAAGATAAAGCAAATAAAGAACGCAAAAAGAATTATGCTAAAGCAGATAAAAAAGATAAAGAAAGATTTGAAAAAAGAAAAAGAGAATCTAAAGAATCTACAAAAAGTAAAGTAGAAAAGAAAAAAGAAGCAGCAAACGTAAGAGACTACGGCATATCAGGTCTTAACCGTGGTGGCATTATGAAAAAGAAATACCCATAACACAACACCCCATTGGCAAACCAACTCCCCACTCTAGGTGGACTACAGTTGCCCCATATAGGAGAATATTAAATGAATGAACAAGTAGAAGAAGTAGAAGTACAAAATAATCAACCACAAAAAACAATGGCATTAGGTAGTAGAAGAACCAGTAAAGAAAAAAGAAAACAAGAGGAAGAAGAACTTGAACAACTTATTGCGGAACATAACGGAGAAGCTAAAGAAGTTGCTAAAGAACCTGAAACAGAAATTGCAGGGGAAGAAAAAACTTTTAAAAAACGCTATGGCGATTTGCGTAGACACATGCAAGAAAAAGATAAAGAAGTTCAAACTCAAATTAATGAACTTAAAAGACAACTTACTGAAACTACTCAAAAAGAAATTAAGCTTCCTAAGTCGGAAGAAGACATAGAAGCATGGGCTACACGTTATCCTGATGTAGCTGCAATAGTAGAAACTATAGCCATTAAGAAAGCTAAAGAGCAGTCTTCTGCTATAGAAGAAAGAGTAAAAGCTTTAGACGAGATGCAGTATAATGTAACAAGAGAGAAAGCAGAAACTCAATTACTACAGTTGCATCCAGACTTTAACGAAATAAAAGACGAAGATGCTTTTCATGAGTGGGCAGATGAACAACCTAAGTGGGTACAAGATGCTCTATATGAAAATGAAAACGATGCACGTTCTGCTGCAAGGGCAATAGACCTTTATAAAGTAGACATGGGCATAACAACTAAGAAAGCAAAAAATACAAGTGATGCTGCTAAGTCTGTGAATACAAAAGGAAGTAGGAATACTCCACAAACAGATGAAACAAAATCATATCTAAAGGAATCTCAAGTAAACAAAATGTCATCAAAAGAGTATGAACAAAACTCAGATGCCATCATGGAAGCTATACGTAGTGGCAAGTTTACTTACGATATATCTGGAAATGCTAGATAAAAGTGTTGACAAATAAAAAAATATAGATATAACTATATATATCTGTGGTAGTGTACAACCCCACTATGGACAACTTGTACACTACAAATACGCAAAATCAATAAATTTTAGACTAACCTAATATCAATAAGCCCAATTAATTAATGTAGGCATACATATTTAACTGCACCTTGTTTGAATTAGCCCCTACTATACATTGTACTTTGCATCTGTTCAAAGCTAAAGGAGAAATAAAATGGCTTTTGCAACCGCAACAGGGTATGGAAAT